GAAAAGAAGATCCAAGTTGAGGATGTTCTACAAATCGCGGGAACATATGAAGCCTTCGTCTTTGGTGTTGACGTTGCTCCACCAAAACTTGCAGATCTACCAACCTTTGAAGATGAAGAAGATGTACCCCTATGAGTCTAATGCTTAGAGATTTTGTTTGTCGAGATTGTGGAAAAGAATTTGAGAAATTCACAAAGGACATTCACATTGTTGAGTGTCCTCATTGTGGCTCAGGTGCTTGTACTTTTCTACATTCCGCACAAGCAATCAAAGCAACTGGTTCTGGTGTGTATTCTACAAAGATGAAAATTTAAATGATCGCCACCATCGACGCGGATATTGTTGCGTATCGGTGTGCTGCTAGTTGTGATGTGAGAGAAGGGGGAGTCATCATCGACTCCTCCGATGAGGAAATCGCATTGCTTCGTGTAGAACAACTGATGCAAGAAATACTTCATGCAACTGAAGCAGATTCCTATCGTTGTTTTTTATCTCCTTCCAAGAACTTTCGATATGAAGCTTATCCAGAGTATAAAGCTAATCGCAAGGATACAGTAGATCCAACACATAGAAAGGCATGTAAACAATACCTAGTAGATCAATGGAATGGAGAAATGTTTCACGGTTACGAAGCTGACGACGCCCTTGCATGGAGTCAAACAAACGACACAATCATTTGCTCTATTGACAAGGATCTAAAACAAGTTCCCGGAATGCATTATAACTTTGTTAAGCAAGAATTTGATACTGTTTCAGATTTACACGGAGATAGTACATTCTATCAACAAGTTTTAATTGGAGACAAGACAGATAATTTGTTTGGTTTAAAAGGGATTGGTCCGAAAAAAGCAGCAAAGTATTTAGAAGGTTGTTACACAGAACAAGAAATGTTCAATACTGTCTATGACATGTATGAAGATAAACATCAACTCGCCATTAACCTTGTTTGTATGTGGTTGTGTCGAGAACAAGGAGTAACATGGCTACATCACCAGAAAAATTCAGGATTGATTATACCAAGCGAGTTCGAACCCGTGCTGGATCAGATGTCCGAATCTATGAAATTTTTTACCAAGACTATTTAAATGGAGCTTATTACGACGAAGACAGCGATGTTTGGTGGCCCTGTCAGTGGGATTTTCAGGGGCATTATTCAAGTAAGTCTTCTAGTTTGGATCTAGTAAATGTCTGAACGTAAACGTCGCAGTAAACTTGAGCTAAAATTTGAAGATATTCTACTAGAAAATAAAGTAGAATATGATTATGAAATTACTGTTATTCCATACATTGTTCCTGAAAGTAAGCATAAATACATAGTAGATTTTTCTACTAATAATGGAATTCAGTGGGAAGTAAAAGGATGGTTATCAGATCACCAAGAACGTCAAAAATATTTGTTAGTAAAACAACAACATCCCAACATAGATTTACGATTTGTTTTTGATAATATTAATAAGCTTTGTGGTGGAACTAAATACACTCATAAAACATGGTGTGAAAAGAATGGCTTTAAATATTGTTCAATAAAAGACGTTGATATAATTAAAAGTTGGGTAGAGGAGAGTAAATAAATGTCTATTAGAGATCCAGAAAAATTAAAGGAATATAATAGAGCATACTATCAAAAGAACAAAGCTAAAATTTTATCTCAAGATAAAGAAGATTATAAGCATAATCATAAAAATGTAAGAACTAAGTATTATCTACGACAATATGGTATTACTGTAGAAGAATATGAGCATATGTATGAAATGCAAAAAGGTGTTTGTAAGATTTGCTCTAAACCAGAACCTATTAAAACTAGACTGTGTGTGGATCACAACCACACAACTGGGAAAGTTAGAGGACTTCTCTGTACACATTGTAACACAGCGTTGGGACATATGTTTGATAATGTTAGTCTTTTACAAAATGCTATAGGATATTTACATGACAACAATAGCAGTAATTCCTGATATTCAAGCCAAAGATGGACAGGACTTTTCTTTTTTACGAGATGTTGGTAACTTTCTGGTGGAGAAACAACCAGATTATTGGGTGCAGTTAGGAGATTTTTTAGATTTTGAAAGTCTAAGTTCTTATGATGTCGGTAAGAAGTCTTTTGAAGGTCGTAGAATTGTTAAGGATATTAATGCCGGTTATGAAGCAATGGACTCACTTATGGGACCGCTTCTAGAATATAATCATCAAGCAAAACTAAATAAAAAGAAACAGTACCATCCAGAACTGCATATTACATTAGGTAATCATTGTGATAGACTCTCTCGTGTTATCAACGAAGATCCAAAATTAGATGGTCTTATTAAAATTGCAGACCTTCCCTTTGAAAAATATGGGTGGCAAGTTCATCCTTTCCTAGAAGTTTTACAACTAGAAGGAATTTGTTTCTCTCACTATTTTACTAGTGGTGTGATGGGCAGGCCTGTTGGAAATGCTAAACAACTGTTAGCTAAAAAACATATGAGTTGTGTTCAAGGTCATGTACAAAAAATGGATATTTGTACTGAGTACAAAGCAGATGGCACAATGCTAACAGGTTTGTTCGCAGGATGTTGTTATATGCATGATGAAACCTATTTAGGTTTACAAGGGAATAATCATTTTAGAGGTATTCATATGCTATACGAAGTTAGTAATGGTGAGTTTCATACACACTCAGTTACCTTGAAATATCTTAAGGAGCGTTATGCTGATTCCCGATAGATGGGTAATTATTCGTATTACTAAACCAGAAGAAACATTTTATAAAGTTCTGGCTGGAGCTAGTGGTGGTTACTTAACAGGAAGTTCTTGGAAACTTAACTCGGGAATCAAATCATATGAGGAAACTCCAGAATATTATGACTTTCATGGCTTCTCTGGATCAATTTATAGGTGCTATAAAAATCGAGAAGGATTCTCTTCTTTAATGTTAAGTGTTTATGCATCATATAAAAAAGAATTTACTCCAAAATTATTTAAACAAATTTCAATTAAAATATTTGAAAGAGATTATGCAAAGTTTAATTGAACGATTGCGAATTCGTGCTACAATTCGCCGACAGATTAGTACACGTAAATCTGTTCAAGAAAACAAACCTGATCGTTTAGCTGATTTACTAGAAGAAGCTGCAAATGAAATTGAAAGGCTTTTAAATGCAAAGTCCTAGTCACTATGGAGACACACGCTTGATGGACTTGCTTATTGACAAGCAGGTGCCCTTCGCAGAGGGAAATATTATGAAATATGTTTTCCGTTGGCGTGAGAAAGATGGTCTTAAAGATTTGTACAAAGCTCGTATTTATCTTAACGCTGTTATTGCTCACGAAGAACTTAAACAACAATCAACTTCCCTTACCGGATAATTGTAGACACATATTTAAACAGAAAGTACATACAATTATATGCAACTCAATGACTATCTCGAAGCAACAAACCAAGTTGCGATTTATCCAGAAGCAGGCACAGGATCTGATCTTGAACTCTACTACTTATCCCTCGGCCTTACGTCCGAAGCTGGAGAAGTCGCAGGTAAAGTCAAGAAGTTAATCCGCGATGGTACACTCAACATTGGAGATCTCGCCTATGAATTGGGTGACTGTTTCTGGTACCTTTCACGACTATGTGACGCAATTGGGTATGAACCTGAAGACATCTTACTTATCAACCATAACAAGTTACGCCGCCGGAAAGCAGAGAACACTTTACAAGGATCGGGAGATAATCGGTGAATGTCGAGCTTCTTAATATCACTCCTAACTCCTTGGAGTTTATTGGTAAGTGTGCTGGTATTTGTTATTCATCTAGCACTGACTCTCAAGCTTGCATCAAACGTGCAGTTAGCTGTAAGGATAAAGGACATTTGGCAACTTTGCGCTTTGCACACGCTACTTTCCATATCTCTGGTATTAGTCGGGTGTGTAGTCACCAATTCGTAAGGTCAAAGCACTTAGACTTTCTACAACGATCACAGCGATATTGTAAAGAAGATAAAGCTGGGTTTATTAATCCAATTAATCCTGCTGATGGTGAGTATGTTCAAGAAGTACATGACCACTATCAGAAATGTTTGGATCTATATAAGCATCTACTAAGCCGAGGAGTTAAGAAAGAAGACGCACGCTTTGTTCTACCAGAAGCAACCACAACTGAATTGATTGTTACAGGTAATTTCCAAGCATGGTTGGACTTCATCAAACTTCGTGCAGATAAACATGCCCAATGGGAAATCCGCGAGGTGGCTAGGACAATCAATAACATTCTTGCCAAAGAATTAGAAAATCAATTATTTCATTGGATGAATTAAATGAAAGTATTTAGAAAACCAAACCCATGGTTCACTATTTATATGATTGGTGCTATGTTATTTGGACCATTACTATTAGTACTACATATTATATCCATTGGGGCTTTTAATGGATGGGGTCTTGGAGAAAAATGGGCAGACTATTGTTTAGATAAAGATATTAAATGTGCTAAGGGACACTAAAATGAAAAAACTATTTATTGCTTTACTAACTATTTTTACTATGTCTTCAGCGTTTGCTGGAGCAACTACTCGTTGTACTAATCTCGCGAATTTCGCTTATTCAGTAGCAACTGCGCGGAACTCAGGTGTTGAACAAAGCCAACTACAAACACAAGTATTCAACCTTATTGATGAAGGTAAGGTTAAACAGTTTGTAGCATATGATAAAGTAGAACTGGGCCGGATTATTACTATTCTATATAATCATCCAAGTGCTACTCCAGAGTATGCCTCACAGAGTTACTTCCAACATTGTATGCAGACCACTGAAGATGTTTGATCCTGTCACCCTACTCGCCGCACTCGGTCCACTCGTAGTTCAGGGTGGACAAGCATTGATTAACAAGTTCCTAGCTCCCGACTCATTTAAACCAGCAACTATTGATGACTGGATTAAGATGAAAGAGCTAGATATTAAACAGTTTGAAGTTATCAATAATGCCGGAGGTACTAATGCTTCCTACCCATGGGTTGAGGCGATTATTAGGCTCATGCGCCCTTCCATTGCTATTGGCGTTATTGGTACTTGGGCTGTTTGTAAACTAGGTAATTATGTCTGTGGTCCTGAAGTTGATAACTTTGCTGCTGCTATTGGTTTCTATCTCTTCGGCGATCGCTCACTATTTTATGCAACTAAGAAACAATAATGCTAACATTTAATGATTTATGTGAACTGTTAAAAAAGGAGGATGAGGTGACTCTACTGGAGTTACTTGATCTTTCTTCTAGTGAGTTAGTTGATACTCTTGAAAGTTTTATCGAAGATAAACAAGACAAACTGCGAAGCTACTATAATGAAACTTCCGAAGATGTGGGTTCATAAAAAGTCCCCAACAAATCCAGATAAAAAAGAACAACACACCAGTCGCAAATCTAAGGATGAACTTATTCATCGTTGGGAAAAAGATGACTGGGAAAAACAATATAAGGATTATTTAATTGCAAGTACAAAGTAGGAAAGAGTATTTACATGACTATTATGTAAAGAATAAAGCCAAGATCAGAATTAGAAATGATATTTGGTATACCAAAAATAAAGAGCAGTCTGTTCAGACCACCAAAGAACGTAGGCTACGTAACAAACTCAAAGCCATTGAATATTTAGGTGGGGTTTGTAAACATTGTCAGCAAGAATATCATCACTCTGTGTATGAGTTTCACCACGTTGTTCCAGAAGAAAAGGAATTTAAAATTTCCATTCTTCTACAACATAGTTTTGAATCTTTGAAACAAGAACTAGACAAATGTATTCTTTTATGTGGAAACTGCCACAATTATCATCATTATAAAGATGCAAATCCAGATGAATGATTATCAACAATATATAGCAAAATCTCGTTATGCTCGATATATAGATGATCTTCAACGACGTGAAACTTGGGAAGAGACTGTAAAACGATATGTAGATTTCTTTTCTACTAAGTATTCTAATTTTCCTAGTATAGAACTTTATAACGGCATTGTGACCTTGAATGTAATGCCTTCTATGCGAGCATTAATGACAGCAGGGGTGGCATTAGATAGAGATAATGTTGCTGGATTTAATTGTTCATATGTTTCTATTGATGATCCACGAGCATTTGATGAAGTTCTTTATATTCTGATGTGTGGTACAGGGGTAGGTTTTACAGTGGAGCGTCAGGAAGTGGTGAAACTTCCAGCAGTACCTGAAGAACTTTTTGAAACTGAAACAACAATTTGTGTTAGGGACAGTAAGATTGGGTGGGCTACTTCATTTCGAGAATTAATTAGTCTTTTGTATAGTGGGCGAATTCCTAAACTAGATACTAGTAAGTTGCGACCTGCTGGAGCAAGACTAAAGACTTTTGGTGGTCGTAGTAGTGGACCCAAACCTCTTGAAGATTTATTTGATTTTACAATCTCCCTCTTCAAACGTGCTGTTGGACGTAAATTATCTTCACTAGAAGCTCATGATCTTGTTTGTAAAATTGCAGATGTCGTAGTAGTTGGGGGCGTCCGTCGAAGTGCATTAATTTCACTTAGTAATCTTAGTGATGAGCGAATTCGCAATGCTAAGAATGGACAATGGTGGGAAGATAATGTACAACGAGCCTTAGCCAATAACTCTGTAGCCTACACCGAGAAACCTGAAATTGAAATCTTTCTCAAAGAATGGCTCTCTTTAATTGAGAGCAAGTCTGGAGAGCGTGGTATTTTTAATCGGATTGCTGCTACAAAACAAGCTGCCCAGACTGGCCGTAGGGATCTGAATTATGCCTTTGGTACAAACCCGTGTGGGGAGATTATCCTACGTCCACAAGAGTTTTGTAATCTCAGTGAAGTGGTAATTCGATCTACTGATTCATTAGAAGATCTGAAGGAGAAAGTTAGGCTTGCAACTATTATTGGAACTTTCCAGTCTACTCTAACTTCATATAGATATTTACGTCCTCAGTGGCGTAAAAATGTAGAAGATGAACGATTGCTTGGAGTTAGTTTAACTGGGATTATGGATCACCCAGTTCTAAACAAAGTATCTCAAGAGGCCCAAGAGTGGTTACAAGAACTAAAGATTGTTGCTATCCACACAAACAAAGTATGGGCATTTCAATTAGGTATTAATCCAAGTGCTTCTATTACCTGTGTAAAACCTTCTGGAACTGTTTCACAATTGGTGGATAGTGCTAGTGGTATTCATGCACGATTTGCTCCATATTATATTCGCACTGTTCGTGCAGATAAACTAGACCCAATCAGTAAATTTCTAGTTGAGTCTGGAGTGCCTTGTGAAGATGATATTACTAAGCCAGATAAAACTAATGTCTTTAGCTTCCCGATGAAAGCGCCAGAAACTGCTATCTATACTAATGATAGATCTGCCATTGAGCAGCTAGAACATTATTTAATGGTACGAACCTTTTGGTGCGAGCATAATCCCTCTATTACAGTATATGTTAAACAAGAGGATTGGTTAGAAGTTGGAGCATGGGTTTATAAACACTTTGATTCATTGTGTGGAGTCAGTTTTCTACCTCATTCTGATCATGTCTACAAGCAAGCTCCTTACCAAGAGATTACTTCTGATATGTATGAGCAGTGGAAGAAAGACTTTCCTGTTCTCGATTGGAGTCAATTACAATTAGAAGAAACTGATAATACTAGTGGCACAAAAGAATTAGCTTGTGTTGCTGGAATTTGCGAAATTTGATCCTAAATAATAAGAAAGATAAAATGGATAACCAATTTAAAGATCTATTACTAGAAACAATTAATGAACTTAAAGATCATCCAGATGCACAGGATGGTGTAGGTTTTGTAACTACCTTTGATGAAGAACCTGACTGGAAAGTAATCCTGTCATTTGTTCCCATCAAGAAACCTAATGAAAATGTGACCCACTAAAAAGCAAAAACAAAAGCCCCAATCCTTTCGGAGAGGGGCTTTATTATTTTTACATCTTGATTTTTTGGTTACGTTGATTCATCAACCTGCGCAGGGTCATGTCATTATGATCCCACATGTTATTTGGTGCATCGTGAAGTTGCTGGTCTATTCCAGATCCGATGTTATTAAACATATCAGACAATGAATAACTATCCGTCCATACTTTTCCTTGATTAGGATCGTATTGACGATCAACACTACGATTTTGTAAAAAGTATTGTTGTAAGTTTCTTAGAAGTTCTTCTTCATTCATTTCTTTTGTCTCTTAAATAAACCTTCTAAATACGATTGATCTGACATACTAGGTTGAGTGTGTGTATAATACCAAAGTTTTTCTTTTGGAGACTGTAGAATAGCTTTACCTAAAGGACTCTGTTCTAGTTTCATACCTGCAGGTAACATAGATTCATAAGAAACTAATTGTGCTTTAACTTCATCCCACTCTGGTTGCCCAGACAAAATCCTATTTGCTCTATAACCAAAATTATCTTTTTTATAAGCCAATAGTTTATCACGTATACTTTTAAATGTAGCTTCATTGTCTTGAATTTTAGCCTTATTATCTTCAACAGAAAGTCTAGAATTATCATAATAATCTCCAAAAGGATCAAAAGCATCTCTAGCATGTCTAGCTTCATGAACTAATGTCGCTGATTTATCAAACATAGATCTAGGATTCAATTGAATACCCTTTAAAATAGAAAACCAACCCCCAACATTATAACCAAGATCTTTATCCAACTGCACATCTTGTTTTCTAAGAGTGTTGGGTAAATAATTTCCTGGTTGTGATGTTAAGTTTGTTCCATATTTTTCTGGAAAATAAAATAGATCGTGCAGTCCTAATTTATAATCTGGATGATAGCTATGTTCATTTCGTAATTGAGATACAGCATCTTCCGCATATGATTCTGGAGCAAGCGAACTTACAACATCCTTAAGTTCATTATAGAAATTCCAAGGCATTCTTTACTCCAAAAATAATTGTTTCTCAGCGGCGCGCCTTGCAATGAGGCCATTAAGTTTCTTACCTGCCGCGAATACCCATTTATCAAATTCATTAGCCGCACCTGTATAGTCCTTAGCATTTAGTTTCTTTAGCAGTGTCGACTGGATTAATTTCCTAACACCCAAGTTAAAGACAAAACTGGCTAAGGCATCTAATTGATTATCTGTCAGTGGCACTTTAACCACAGCCTTTACATCTGAGGTGGCATAGAAGAAATCATCTTCCAGCCACTCATCTGCTTGTTGCTGAGTACAGGTATCGCCAAGTTTTACATTGTGAGTATGCCCATATCCGATGGTAGGAATACCAGCAGGACATAAATAGGCTGTTAATTTACACCCTTCAAACTTCCTGACAATACTTTTCCCATCCATTATTTACGTTTCTCCATAAGTTCACTATATTTCAGCATACGATTGACTTCAGGCAATTGCTCATAGTCCACTTTGTTCATTTGTAATAGTCGAACAAGTTCATGCTTAGTCATTCCAGATTTAATAGCAAGGTTTTTAAATACTTTGTCGAGAATCTCAGGATTACCTTTATATCCAACAACAAAATCCATGATCATATTGTCAAAAGCTTTCTGATTAAATGCATTCTTTTTACCATATGCATAAATATCCATAGCCTTAGACTCTAGTTCTTTTTCTAGATCTTTTTTACCAGTTGTAAATCGCTCACCCTCTTTACGCATTTCATTGCGTAGTGAAGATTGCTTAGACTTTTCAAATGGTGAGATGTTACCTACAGAATAATCACCTTCTTGGTATGTGTATACAGGTTGATTAGTAAACTTAGAGATAGCAGTCTTTTTCCCAAGAACATTTTGAGTTAGAAGTTCACGATCAATGCGTGGTTGTAAAGATGAAGGAACAAATGCAGACAATTGTCGCGCCTTTTCACCAACATTTTCAGTTTCCCAATCGGTACTAGCTCTACGGAATACTGCACGTCCTTGCTCGGCGGCACCTGCATATACAGGGAACATATTTGCAAGTGATCCATCACCAATAGACTGTTGACTGAATGCATTAAACAAACCTAGACCTGTAGTAGTAGATAATACTCCCCAATTAGCCCATTCAGGAGCTTTCTCAGATACCCAACGACGGAATGAGAATTCCTTGTCTTTGGGATCTTTGCTAACTGATGAAATACCATCTAGGACAGTTGATAGAACATCCATGCCAATCATACCCTGTAGACCAGCTAACATTAGGTTAATTGTAAGCATGGCTGCCAATGGTTTTGTATTACCACTCTTCATTGCTTCTTGAATATATACAACATATCTGCCAAGTTGTGTAGCTTTGAATGTTTGTAGTCTACCAGCAGCTTCTCCAACTACACCAGTTTTGGTCATAAATCCCGGTTTGGCCTCGATAGAATAGTCAACCATGTGGCCTTCAGTCCATTGCTTTGCTTGTAGAATTGCTTGTTCTTTTGGAACACCTGCATCAATTAACCATCTAGAAAAAGTAGAGAATGTAGCAAATCGCGCGGCTTGTTCTGAACTTCTACTAAGCAAACCAGAACCAAATTTCCAAGCACCTTGTGTAAGTTTACGATCAAGGAATGGCGTTGATTCTAGAACAGTTGGATCAATAAGGCCAGATTTTACAGCCTCTTGATACAATTCATTAGAAGTTACTCCAAAGATTTTTGACTCAGTTTCTAGTACTTTCTTGGATTGCATTGAATTGAACAATCCACTTATTTCATTCTTGTTATGAATACCTAGAACTTGGAAATAGTCTCCTAATCCATGTATCGCAGGAGAAACAATGTCCAAAGCACCACCACCAACTTTAGGATACATTTGTAAAAACTTTGGTAGAATAGCTTCGATGGGTTGAAAGAAGTTCTGAGTTAAAGCTCTAAAAGAACCAGCACCCACCATACGAACAGTATTAAGATTCGCATATTGTCTGACAGCTTTCATTTGAGCAGTATCTGATATTCCAGTAATAGACTGAACTACATCCATTAATGGAGTTACTAAATCATTAGCCCTTTGCTTAATAACAATGTCCTGAATCTGACTACTTAGATAGTTAGTTACACCAGACGGAGCATTAGACAAATTACCAAGTTCTTTATCAAAAGCTGTAAGTTCGTGGGCTGCAAGCCAAGCGTTGTGTGCTTCCTGATACCTAGTCAACGCTTTCTTAGCATCATAGAAATTACGTGAATCTGATAGAAATGGGTTATTACCTAAATTGCCTTTATACCCAGAGTACTCTTTAAATCTATTCTGGTATCCAGCAGTTGTAGCGGCATTTGCTTGTTCAATACCTTCCATAGCATTGCGAACAGCAACAGCTTCTGGCATACTAGAATCCATGAAATCAAGCATCATTTGATACTCAGCTACAAGATGTTCAGTATCACCAAAGCGATTTTGCAGAGCCTTTCTTTCACGAATATGACCGACCTCAAGACCCTCTGCTTGCATCAAATCGCGCATTAGGTTATATTGATTTTTATTATGGGCAGTCATTAAGACAGGTTTACCACCATTAGTTTTTACTTCAAAGACAAATTTACCGTCAAATAAAGATGGAAAGTATTTATACACACTCTTTGGAGGTTCTTTACCTTTTTGTTCAAATACTTTAGACACTTCTTCAAAGTTCTTAGAAACTAGCGTATCAATTGCAGTATCTAACTCAGTTTCAAATTTATTTAATTGCTGTTTATATTCAGGGTTATTTTTAGCCTTAAAACGTTCTTTAAATAGATTGGAAATTTTACCGGGACCAAAAGGACTTTCAAACTTAGTAATCTTTGTGATAATACCCTGCGGACCAAATAACTCATTCTCAGATTTGCGAGCAAAGAAGTCAGTAATATGTTTAATGCGTGAAATACCAGCATTTACACCGGGATTGTCAACAAGCTCCTTCGCGATTTGTCCTTTAGGAGCAAACCACTTTTGATATGTTCCCGGTTGATCTTTTAGATCTGGAGAAGAAGCAATCGCAGAAAGAATACTAGGTTGGTCAGAACCATCATACACAGTTAAGTTATCATTGGTCTTGTTGCCAATAGCTTTTGCAATTGCTTCTTGTTTAACTCTATTCTCTTTTGGTAAACTTTGTTCAGCTTGTTGCTTGTCCCAAGCACGTTGTATTTGTTCGGGAGTAGCATCTGGATAAGATTCTTTAATAGACTCTGAGAATTTTTCAAAAGGATCTTTACCGAAAAAACCTATTGAACCACGCTGACTCTTACCAACCTTAGTTTGGCCTATAGGACGAGTTGGACTTAGGGTAGATTCAATTTGCTGCGGGTGAAACGCTACCCAATCTGTGCGTAAACCTCCGGCATCTGTACGAGAGTTTTTAATTTGAATGCCATCATGCCCCTGTTTAATTAAAGATCTACGTGCCTTACTTGCAGACGAACCATCCTCAGTCACACTATTAAACCATTTAATATAATCACCGTGCGTCTCGAAGACTTTTGGATTCTTTAGATTAAGATATACAGGATGAACATTACCACCTTTTACTCCAGTTCTTGCACCTGCAAATGTATCAGTTCCTTTAGGTGTGCTAGAAAACCAAGTACCAATATCACCAGAATAAGCACGTTCTGGAGTACGAATAAACCCATCCTTATCTAAACCACCAACATCTTTATAAAAGTTTTTAAATCCTTTGTAAGTTTTAAATTCACCTTTAATTGTTTTAGTTGTTCCGTGATATACTTGTGCCAACTTTCCCAGTGCATTCACAACCTTAGAATTAACAAATTCTGGAAAATCCTTTAAGAATACATCAGGATCAATAGCACCCCGCTGCCCACGGCCAAATCCACGCTGGCCTAGTGGAACTTGATCTTCTGGTGGAGCAGTTTGTGAACGTTGTGTAGGTTCTAGTTCTAATGGAGCATCTAGAATAGCTTGACGTTGTTCACGCTCATTCCAAATATCTTCGGCAGATTTTCCTTTAAATTCACGATCAGCATATGCAGCTTCTATATCAGCAGCTTTCTGAGAAGATTCTTGAGCAGTTTCTTGAGCAAGACGGTGCTGTTCCAGATCCATAGATTCCTGTGTGGCACGCTCACCCGGTTCAAATTTAGGACGTTCTCTACCAACTTGATCTTCTATTTTAGATAATTTACCACCCATGCCAAACTGAGGTGCTTGTAAATCTTGTGGGCGTACTTGCATTTGAGCATCAATATCAGATAAAACATTTTGTGGATATTGTGAAAGTGTTTCGGGCTTTTGTTGAATCTTTGCTGCATCTTCCCTAAGAACTTCCTCAAAAGCTGCATTAGTTCGTGGAGTCTTTCCAGCATTAAACTTAGTCATTCCTTTGCCAACAGCTTGTAAGCCACTTCCAAGAGCAGCACCAACGGGAAGGCCAGATGCTAATATAGGCATACCAACATCATTAAAAGCTTTACCAATAACTTCAAGATTTTCTTTACCTACTTCAGTACGTGGAGTATAGTTAGAAGCCTCCATAGCTTTGACATAACGCTCCTCTCCGCGACCTTTCTGTTCTGGATATGGAGAGATGCCTAACTTATCTAGACCAATATCTACGCCTTCTTGTAGCTTATCTAAAGCTGCATAAGCCATAGATGGAAGTTGTAGCCCAAGATTTAAACCAGCTTCTCCAGCACCAATCATACCAGCAGCAGTATCTTTAAGAATTCGTGGAACGTCCTGAATACCACGCTCAAGACTAAAAGACGAGGTTTGTTTGGGTTCTTGCTTATAGCCCTGTGCAATAGAGGCAAGCCGAGTAGCTGCTTCCGTATCACCAGCAGCATCTGCATTTCGCAAAGCTGTCATTACTTGTTCATATGAATGCTCGGCCATTTCTATCCTTATTTATGTAAATATTTATTAATCAGGTCTGTATCAGACACAGTAGGTTTCTGTGGAGTTCCTTT